TACTTGTTGTTGTTCAGCTGCATTTCTAATTAATTTTTCAGGTAAATTCATTTTTTCAGCTAAATATCTAGCTACTTCCTCTTGTTTAACTATTAAATTTAATACTTGAGGGCCAAATGTTTGTCCAAGTGTTGCATTAAATCTATTAACATCAGCAATATCTTGCTCATTCTGCGCCCTTGATAGTGGTGATTCAGGAATAATTTTAATTTCTTTATTGTTTAACGAAGGTAATTCAATCTTACCTTGTTTCTTTAAAATATAAATAACTCGTCTAATCAATGGCATAATAAATTCAGACTGTAATCTTCCAAATGAAGAACCAATCTGTCTAGAAAGATCTGCCATTCTCTCTGCAACTTCTGTAGCTGACATAGGTGTACCTTTAGTAGGGCCTAATGTTTCCATATACAATGCTTTACGAATGTTAGTTCTCATATCATCTAATACTAATTGAGCTACATCAAACCTACCTGCACTATTAATTGGAACTAATCCTCTAGATCCTGGAGCTACAGGAATAATTGTGCCAGGCACTAATTGAATATTATCTGGATTAATAACTCCGTCATCTTCTAACTGATAGATACCAGAAATATTCATCTGTGCATTTTCTAATATTAGTTCAATGGTTAAGTTTGTTGTCTTAATAGCTGACATAGCATTAAAGACTGGGCCACGACCATATACTTCACCACTAGCTTTGTTCCATCTAAAAGTAATAAAGGGATTAGAACCTTGTCCTACAAACTGATCTTGATAAATAATTTGTTCATGATCTTTTACACATACTACATAGTCATAAACTTCTTTATTAGGATCTTTATAATTTCTCATTGTGCCTTCAATAACAACACATCTTGAATCAGGATCGTTATCTATCTTAGTTTGGAATGTATCTTCTATGTTAGCATCAGGATATAAAACTTTAATATCACCTAATCTAATTCTTCTTTTTCTATAAACACAATCTATTCTATTATCAGGCCCACTATTTAAATATACATGAGGTAATGGCACTGCATTAAAGATAATAGGATTAGTAGACGGCCCTTCATTTACTAACATTACACCAGTACCAACAGCTAAATCCATAAATGATTCATGAACTTCTTGATTAAAATTAGAAGCATGAAGTATCTCAAATATATAATTAGTTATTTCATCTAACCTTTCATCAATCTGTGGAATTAAATCAGGTGGTATTTCAATACCAGATTTTAAATTAATCCATCTTCCAAATGTAGGAGTAATACCTGCTTGTAATCTAGAAGCAAACTCTTGAATACCTACAACAGCAGTTTCATCAAATATTCTATCTGTTCTTTTTTCACCAGGTGATTCTTCATAAAATGTTTCTCTACCTGGCATAGTATATTCGTATGCTTCTTCAAACTTTGGAAGCCAGTGTGATTTTAATTGTTCTGCATTACTAAACTTTTTTAAAAAAGATTTAACATTTACATATCCTTCACTAGGAGCAGATCTATAATCATAGCTATACATTATTTACCACCAAAAGTTAAATTACTACCTAATTGAAACATACTTCTTTTCTTTGTAGCTTGACTTGCAGTTTGAACTGCTAACCTTTTTTTCTCTCTAGCTATAGCTTCACTTTCTTTGTATGTATCAATATATTCTGTTGTACCTTGATAAACTGGTTCAGATTTTTTTTCATTATCACTTCCTCCAGTTATTTTATTTAATCCACTTAATAACAATTTTCCAGGTGTTGGTAAATTTGATAATGCTTTAGTAATGTTTTCTATATCTAAAATACCTGTAACTTTTTCAGGTTGATATCCTGCTTTTAAATAAGGAACAGATGGTGCAGTACCACCTACTATTGCTCTTGCAATATCTCCTCCTAATTCAGACAATGTGGGTGTACTAGCTACAATTCTTGTAGGATCTAAAACAGTAGGTGATGGTTGTACACCTCTACCATAGTTTAATGCTTTTTGAATATCAGCTTCTCTAGCTTTTGATACTTCATCTAACTGTTCTAATCTACCCATTGTTTCTAATGAAGTAGCTATTCTGTTTGTTGTTCTTTCCATATCAGACATAGCTTTAGTTTGATCTACTTTAGTAGGTTGAGATGCTTTAATAATATCTGTAACTGTTTTACTTCCAGATGCTAATTGTCCAGTGCTTGTAACACTAGCTACAGTAGCACCATCTTCAGTTAAGACAGCACTTTTATCTGCATTCAATTTATATCCAGCAGCTACTAATGCAGCTTCTTGATTTGCAAATGCACCTGTTTTAGTTTTTGTACTAGCTAATATTGCTTTTTGTCTAGCAACAGCAGCAGCACTACTATCAGGAGTTTTAAATTGTTCATATGTTTGGACTGGAGTTTTTCTTCCTCCACCACCACCACCAGCAGTAGACTTACTTGATCCCATTATGTTTGTTCACCTTCAGAATAAAATCCTCTACCACCTGCTCTAGCAAACAAAGATCTAGCTCCTAGTTTTCCAGCAGCAAATCTTTTTTTTCTTTTTTCTTCAGCTGCTTCCATAGCAATTTTTTCTTCTTCAGCTTCTTTAATTTGCTTTAAGCGTTCTTCTTCCATAGCTATTTCAGCTTCTGATTTTTCGTACTTAGGTGTTCTGAATATTCCCATTTATTTGCACCATTGTTTATTAAGTATTTATATAACTGAAAAGGGGTTATAATCAACTTATTTATTCCCATTAATCTCATAGCTATAGTTACACACGAATGTTCTCGTAACCATGCAGCTTGAAGTAATCTCCATTTTTGTTTGAATCTATTAGTATTTACTATAGTACCATTGTTTTCCAATATATAATCTATGATACCATCTACTTCTTCTCCATCTAATATATGGGTAGCTAATAGTTTATGTATATGCTCTACCATTAACCACTTATCTTTTTTAGAATTAAAGTAAATAACTCCACAATGAGCAAAACCTTTTTTTCTAAATCTATGATACCACTCGTCTACAGGTGGATCATAAAAGTATACTAAGAATTTCTGCGGAAAATATCCCACTTCTTCCTCCTGTTAATTGATCCTCTATCAAAGATATTCCAATTCTTATAAGCATTAGATACTTGTGGTTTAGCAGGGCCTACTGTTAAAGATCTACCTTCACCAGCACCTAACATTAAATATTGCAGTGCATCATGCACATGAGAAAATTTATTCTTATTAGGTTTATCTTCATAACGTTCCCCTGATGTTTGGATTCTTCTATAATGATATCCACCTAAAAAACCTTTTCTTAATTGACTACAAGATTTATTTAAAAGAAACCCAGCTTTACCATCTACCATTCTATTCAAAGCTGTTTCTACTGATTCTATTCTCAATGATACATCATTAGATGGTGCAGGGAATGCTTGAATCCCTTGTCGTCTAAGTATCTGAAAGGGAGTTGTTTCATCTGTCTGCGCCCTAAAATCTCCAGCAGGATCTCCAAATATTTTTAAATCTTTATCTGCACAGTGTTTAATTATCTCATGCTTGAGTAGTTCACTAAACTTAACTGTACCTATATCAAAACAAACTAACTCATGCAGTATTATCCATCTACCATCAGGTAGCTTTTGTCCAAATACAGCAGAAGGAGTCAGACCAAAGTCTAATCCAATATAAACTGTAACAGGTGCAAATGGGATATCTTCTTCTGCCACATGGACATCTTCTCTAAAAGATCCATAGACTACTTTACCATCTTCAATCGTACCGAGTTTGTTTAAAACATAAACATCAATCCAAGACTTAGATTTTCCCCTGATGATATTTGGATAGTAATTAGCTGTGACATTTCTAATATTTTCTGCATTATCATTCAGCTCATATCCTTTAATCTTGTCGTTTTCTTTCTTTTCAATCATACCTGGTGGCTGTACAAAAAATTTCCAGTTATCAGGTTTCACTAGCATAATAGATTCTTCTTGGCTTAGATGATCTGGAGTTGGTACTTCACCAGACATAATTGACCACCAGTGATCTTCATCAGGTGCATTGGTATCTGCAATAACACCATACCATGAAGGTCCACCATCTTTCATAGAAGGGAAACGACCTACACGCATAGTACATGCATCAACAATGGATTTGGGAATCTCTCTTGCTTCATTTATCCATACACCAGTTAATTCTAAAGACAAGAGTTTCTTTACATCTTCAGGTCTGTCCAGTGCTAAAAATATAACTTCTAGTTCTACATCTCCTACATAGATCCTATGAGTAAAAGGAACTGAGTAAGCAAAGTTACCAAATGAATTTTCAGGAAACCAATCTAGCCATGTCTTGATAGTAGTAGTTTTTAATTGAGGGTTTGTATTTCTAATCACTGCCCATCTAGATTTGCGTTTACCATCTGGACTAGGTTCTTGTTTTAAAGCTCGTCTAAAGATTTCAATACAACAAGATACAGACTTTCCTGATCCTACTGGACCTCGTACTCCACGAAAGAAAGAATCATCCTTCATAAAGGATTTAATTATTTCACCTGGTGCTTTGTAATTAAGTTCTGTCAAGC